TGGGGTAAGATGACTACCGGCACTGCCGATTCTACTGTCTATTTGCCCCTAGTCTTTTTCTTTAACCGCAATCCCGGACTCTATCTCCCACTAATTGCTCTGCAGTACCATGAGGTCCGTATCGATTTCGATTTAGCGTCTGATTTCGATGTCTACCTCCAGACTGGTACCTTCAAGGTCTGGGCCAATTACGTCTACCTTGACACTGAGGAGCGTAGGCGTTTTGCCCAGAAGGGACACGAGTACCTGATCGAGCAGGTGCAGCACACTGGTACCGATACCGTCACCACCGCTGCCACCAAGCAGGTCCGCCTATCGTACAATCACCCCGTCAAGGAATTGGTGTGGTGCTTCGACTCGGGTGTCGCCCGTACCAAGATGTGGAACTTCACCTCCAAGGGTGCTGTCGATGATGTTATCCTCGAGTGCGACCCCACTGGCATTGCTGATTCCAATGCTTTCATCTCCACCTCCGTCTCTGGTGCTCCTCTCCTCAAGCTAGGCAGTGAGGGTACCGCGGCTGCCGATGCCTTCACCGAGGAGGTCAACGGTCCCCTCAACACCTTCAAGCTTGTTCTCAACGGTCAGGACAGGTTCAAGGAGCAGAAGGGTAAGTACTTCAACCAGGTGCAGCCCCACTTCCACCACTCCGGCTCCCCCTACGCGGGTGTCTACTCGTACTCCTTCGCGCTCAAGCCCGAGGAGCACCAGCCTACCGGCACTTGCAACTTCTCCCGTATCGATAACGCGCAGGTTGCTGTTACTATGAAGACCACTGACGCGCTCAACCTCAACATGTTCGCTGTTAACTACAATGTCCTCCGTGTCCAGTCTGGTATGGGTGGCCTCGCCTTCTCCAACTAAATGCCCATACGAGGTATTTTAGTAAATAATTAAAAATAAAACTCATTTTTAAAATGCACAGTACCAATGCTGTTTAAAAATGATTACTTTAAGATAACCCTCCTATTTAATATAATGTTCAAGAAAGTATTTGAACTTTTTATTAAAGTGGATAAACCTCTATTGGGACGTTGGAATTTGAAGTCGTGTAACGAAATTTCAACATCCATCAATTCTATCTATCAGAACAGGGATCATTGTGGTGATACGATATGTAAAACACCAAAGAAGGCTTCAGAGTACCCCTCAAAACAATCCTCCACCGAGCATACCCAAACCACCGGTAAATAAACCCATACAGCTGGCGATAGAGGCAGCGGGTGTGGTAGGAATACTACCAGCTGACCTCATAGATGAGGAGCAGCAGCATACACAACAAAGTAACATTAACATGGGGGCAATTTGTTGCATCTTTTTTATAATAGACTTAGAAAATAAACCCAATACCTAATCATGTATGAGATATACACCGATGGGAGCAGTTTGGGAAATCCTGGACCTTCTGGCTGGGGTGTGGTCAGTGATAGTTTTAAGCTTAGTGCTGGACAACCTAATTCAACAAATAATCGGATGGAGATGACAGCTATTTTGAGAGCTCTTGAAGAGTCTGTGAAGAGAGATATTCAAGAGGTGCGTATATTTACTGATAGTAACTACGTGAAACAAGGGATAAATTCATGGATTATAAAATGGAAACAGAATGGATGGATGACATCTGCGGGTGCACCCGTGAAAAATAAGGATTTGTGGATTGCTATCGATGAAACGCGTAAAAAATTGAACGTAGTTGAATGGCGATGGGTAAAAGCCCATAATGGCGACCCTAGAAATGAAGAAGCTGATAAACTTGCCAGGGAAAGTGCGAAAAATATATCCGCGTAAAATAGACCATGAGTGTTAAACAAGACGAACACTGTGAATGGTGTGAAAAACAAGAAAAGTTGCTTATAAAATGGGCTGAAAAGGCGGCTGGATACCGCTGGTTGCATAATCATGCACGCCTATTCTACAAGAAACAGAATGATTGGTTGTCTTATCCCAGTATAGTCATAGCAAGTATAACGGGTGTCGGTGGTTTTGCCGTCCTAAATCCCAGTGGTAATGAAAATGTATCTCAAGATACCAAGAATAACATAATGGTCATTCAGTATTTCTTTGCCTTCCTAAATGTTTTGGGTGGAATTTTGACGAGTATCTCAAAGTTTAGTCAGTCTCTACCTCTATCTGAGGCACACTCGGCTATGTGCGTACAATGGTCAAAGTTCTATAGGTCTATTGATATGGAAATATCACTCGATGTTAAACACCGCTCAGAAGTTGTTGAGTTTCTTATGAAGTCTCGAGAAGAATACGATAAACTTTTAGATGATGCTCCGGATATACCAGCTATATCGATTCAGGCATTCATGGTCCAATTTCCAGATAAAGAAAACAAACCGGATGTCTGTAATGGCCTCTCCATTGTAGTGAGTGATGACGCGGCGTCTGTGACTGGTTCTCAACGTGCGGTGAATAGATGGTTGGGTGCTTTCAAAAATATAAACAGAAGAAGGAGTAAAGAGATGGATGAACTAGAACGCGTCGATTCTGTATAATTTTCTCAGGATACTATAAATGTTCAAGTTGATAAGATTTTTACCAATTTTAGTTATAACACTCATTTACGGTCTCGTGTATGCCAGCATCAATCGAATTAACCCCGATGCGTTTGGGTTCGATGATAGTGTTGTAGATCCTTTTTATTTTTCGTTCACTACTATGAGTTCTGTGGGTTACGGTGACTACTCACCAAAGACGAGGTTCGCGAAGGCTGTCGTCATGTCCCAACAGTTCATGCTCATAGGTGAGATTATCAACCTTCTCGGTCTCGACAATTTAGGTAATTCCATTAAAAAGAATGCAAACAATAATATTAATGCCATGATTAAAAATGCTTAAAGTAGAAGTTCCTATATAGTATGTGGGTGGTCCCACCGTTATACAAGTTGATTAGTAACATAATCAAGTTGCACCGTTCTTATAGCTCAGTTGGTTAGAGCGTGGTGCTTATAACGCCAAGGTCACGGGTTCGAGCCCCGTTTGGAACAGCTTTTAGAGTGGGTTATCCTCACTGTAAAAGTTGTGATTTTCATTTCTATTACTCATATATGACTCCCACACAAGTTGGGATTAAATTGAATGATACGACGTCTGCTAGTGAGTTAGATTCGTTTTTTACTCAAGTATGGTCTCAGGATAGACGTGTTAAGATTGTTTTAGATGCCACGGATTGTAGAAAGATTTCATTGGGGCGTATTCTTTCTATGAAAGGTGTGTTAGATGAACACAGATACAGTTCTAGAAAGTATATAGACCATACGGTTGTCTTGGTCAATTCGGGATTTGCACGATTTATATTGCGTGCAGGTTTGGCGATCATTAAGACTGAGAGACCAGTTTACATTAGTACCCCCACTTGACATCCTTAGGGGTGGCGTGTGGATGATGTCTCGAGAAGAAGTTGCGTTCACCGTGGTCGCTATGACCGATGAGACTCTTTTGTGACCTGTCTATTACCATATACTTTCGCATATCTTTGTAATACACTCGAGCTCCTTTATTAATTAAATCTTCATGTTTCATGTCTATGTGGTTGTCCATGGGGTAGAAGTGCTTCACATACTTTCTCATATTATTCACGTTTATGAGGTAACATTTCGTACTCGAAATCCATTTCACCTTTTCCAGAGTTCCCTCGGTTTTATCGTGAAGTCTGGAAAGACAATGGAAGAAACACATTTCCATATTTTCTCCCTTTTCATCTATGACCTCTTGAATTTCATGGAATAAACGGGGTGACTTAATAATCACATTATCTTCAAAAATCACAGCATATTTAAGACCTTGATCAAAACACCTTTTGTAAAAATCCATGTGTCCAACAAAACAACCTATCGCTCCCATATTAAAGTAGGTGATATTAGGACGTTTCACAAGAGGGTCATAATGCATCTCTAGAGCCTTTTCAAAGTATTCAGGTTCCACAATATCTTCGTATTCCCTAGCCACCTTAACATTTCTTGTATTAGGTCCGTATATGATTTCAAGGGGTAAAGTATCATTATAGTGTCTCATAAAACGCTCCTGACGTGATTTTGCACCATTAACTGTTAATACGAAACATTTATAATCATATTTTTCTTTCAATTTAATTTTTTCTTCTCTATATGTGATTGCCAAAATATATATGACAAGCGTCAATAGTATGACAAACAAAAACATACCTACTTAAACGTGAGAAAATATATATAAATAAGAATGAACGCCATAGATGTATGTGGTCTGTTGGGATCCGCTTTCATCGTTGTTATGTTCATACCCGAAATTAACCACGTGTACAAAAATCGAGATGCCAAAGCTATAAATTACCACTTCCTACATTTGAACTTGGCTGCGAGTGTTCTGTCCCTCGTATACTCATTCCATTATAATGTCGTACCTATGACCATTACAAATGTTGCCGCTAGTCTTTTCACCTTTCTCATGTACTACTTCAAATATATATACGAGGTTAAAGAAATGAATCAAATTACTGATATAGTAGCCGAGGCTCCGGCTCCTATGGTGTAGTTGGTCAACACTGTGGACTTTGAATCCACCACCCCAAGTTCGAATCTTGGTGGGAGCTCGTTTGGGTGGAGGGAAGGGCTGGTGTCCCAGTATAAGGGCAAACTCAATTGTAATGGGGGCATTGGCATTGCACAAACCTAACCTGAAACCCTAACCACGTGGATAGACGTAGATGGAGCCGACGAGGTGACGAACCTTAATCGGAGTCACCTCGGGGAGCCCTCTCTGTCGCGTTGTATTCACAAACCGGATCATATGTGGGAGACTCATAAGACTGTTCACCTTAAGAGGCTCCCAGAACAAGCATATGTGATGGACCCTTACCCTCTCTTAGCTCAGTTGGTAGAGCAGTGGACTGTAGTTCCAAGGGTCACCTGTTCGAATCAGGTAGAGAGGACCATTCCTCTGTAGCTCAGTTGGTAGAGCGACAGGCTGTTAACCTGTAGGTCATCGGTTCAAACCCGGTCGGAGGAGATTCTTAGATAGTGTCATCCACTATGTAAAAATCTCAGCGTATAATAAACAATGTCTGCAGTACCTATGCTCGCCGGTGTAGGTCTTATGATGGTGTGTTGTTCATCTTCTAGTATGGCTTCTATG